ACTTAGACGGTGTTTCTTCTTCCATATCGCTGCCACGTACAATAGAACCGTCAGGCTGAACGAAAAGCTCAGTTTCTTCGTCGGGTTGCTGTACTAATTCTAGTTCGATTGGGTCTTCAGAACTAGAACGCATAGGAATTGGTTGTTTTTCAATAGCCATGGTAATACATCATAGTATGATTTTCCTCAATAATAAACCCTTTCACCTTGATAGGGTTCTTCCTCTTCAAAATAATCACTCGAAAGTGTTAAAAACCCGCCTTCCCTGAACCTAGCTAACGCTAAAGTTGTTGCATCTACTAAGTCATCGTTCTCACCGTTCGGGAAATCAGAAACTTCATCCATAAGTTCTTCACCCCACCTGTTATCTGGAATCCAAACACGTCCGTCTTGGAAAATAGGAGAGACAGAATTTAGCCTAGCTATTTTATCTTGCCCTTTTCCAGGAGAAAAAGTATTTACAGGAATACCGATTCTACGTAATTCTTGTACTAATGGCAAACCACTAGCTTTCGCTTCAATAATAATTGTATCAGGTTGCCAATAATCATATAAACGTAATGCTTCAGCTTTTAGTTCAGGAAAATCATAACGTTCTTTTACACAATCAATCAAAATTAAGTGAGCTTCGTCACCGTGATAATGTTCTTCACCGATTCTACCTTCAGGATAAAAAACTCCCCACGTTGTAATAGCTGTGTAGTCAGCTCTTTCTGATTTTAAAAACGCTGTATCAAAACTTTGTATAAGGTAATCACATTTAGGCGGCTTTTCTTCGTCCCAAATCATAAACCAATCTTTAGGTATAATTGAAATACCTTCACCCGTAGGTCTTTGCATGTATTGAGCCGCCCATTTTCCTGGACTAACCGATGCTTTTATACTTTCTAGTTCTTCTAGTTTCCAAAAATTATCCCATAAGGGTTTACCGCTTGGTAATATTGCAGGAAACTCAATGACTTCCCATTGGTCTGCTCCAGGATCTTGTGCCAATTTCTTAACTAACCGTCCTGTAAGGTCTTTTTTATTCCAACGGGTCATTACAATAACGATTGCTCCTCCAGGTTGTAACCTTTGTCGCGGACCTGACATAAACCATTCGTAAGCTTCTTCCATAGCTTTATCGGACATAGCGTCTTGTTCCGAATGTGGATCGTCAATAATAAATAAATCCGCACCCCTTCCTGCTAATGCACCACCAATACCTGCCGCGTAATATTCACCGCCTTTATTCGTTAACCATTTACCTGCGGAACGACTATCTGCTTTTAGTTCTGTTTCAGGAAATAAAGCCGCGTATTCTTCTCCGTCAATTAAATCCCTAACTTTACGTCCAAAGTTAACCGCAAGGTCAGCGGTATGGGTTGCTTCTATAATTTTTAATTTAGGATTTTTTCCTAAAAGGTACGCAGGGAACAAATGTGATGCAAACTCAGACTTTGTATGTCTAGGCGGCATATTAATAATTAAACGTTTAAGTTTACCTGTAGCAATATCGTCAAAAGCTTTAGCCATTTTAACGTGGTGATCACCGTTAATAAACTCAGCCCATATAGATTTAACAAAATCCATAAAGGTGCTTGTGGCTTTTTCTTGGAATTCACGTTTTTCTAGTTCTTCTAAAAGAATCGTAAATTCTTTAGCTTCTGCTTTAGATAAATGAGAAACATCGATTTCCCGTAAAGCTGCTAACTTATCTGCGTTAGAAGTCATTCGTTATACTTTCGTAATTCGTACATCCTTTTATAAATATCTTCAAAAGGTATTTCTTCAATTATATCTAAAGTTTCTTCGGGAGATAGTGAAATCACTGTATCTGATTCACCGAGTTTTCCAAAACCTTTTCTAGTTGGATAACGTAAAGAATCAAAACCGAGATCAGCTATAGTTGTATTAAGTTCGTCTGAAAAACCATGCGGGAAATACATATTTTCATTAGCTTTATTTCTTGATAAACCTTGTAATATATATTGAGTATTAGTGTTCTCAGGTGTAGGAGCTCCTTTAGGTTGAAACTCTGCAATAAGTTCGTCTATCCTACTTAAAGTATTTTGATCAATATTTTCTGCGTCTAATGTTTTAGAAAATCTAGGTCTAGTTAAATAAGCAGCACCTTTAGGACTTCCTTGCGACACCAAGCCTTCGGCATAATCAAAAATTCTAGGATCAGAAAAACTTCTGTTAAGGTAAACACCTCCAGGAGAAGATCCTGATGGATCAAGTTGTAAACTTTTAATACCTGTTTTCGGACTGCTGTGTACTAATAATTCTTTATTTAGTAAAGACTCGATACCTTCTTTAGCACTCAGGTCTAGTTCCCCTTGTTTAGGAGTTTTAACCGTAGGTGCTTTAGCTTGTTCTTTTACGATAGCAGCACTACGTTTTCTTTCAACTGCGTCCATCTTCTTTTTGATTTTATCTGCTGCAGTAAGAGCCGCAGATCCATCGCTCCCTTGTGCGTTACGCATTTCCCTGTCGTAATCAAATTTTAGTTTTTTGAGTTGTTCGTCGTATTTAGCGATAAGCGGACTTATCATTTCTAATAAACCCATTCCCGCTAGTTTTGCCCCGCCACCTGCTGGACCGAGGTAATCTAAATACGATAAAGCTTCACCGAACTTATCACCACGACGTTCAGCTAGTGCTGTTGAGATTCCAGGAATAAATTCAGATATACCACGAAGGGCTTTTTTCAGCGGATCACCGCCTGTAACTTGTTGGGCTATCGGATCTCCTTGAATATAATCAAGGTATCTATCCATGAGTCCTGAATCACCGAAACGGTTTTCTATAGGTGCTGCGATGGATTCAGGGGTAGCCATCTTCGAAGTATAAGCTAACTACCAACAGAATGTAAAACGTTAAGAAGTAAAGTAGTTAAGACGGTGAGTGGGATCCTTGGTTCGCGGTAACTTTTTTCTTAGCCCGTCGTTCCCTAGCCCTGAAATTTAGACTATCTTTCGTATTCCGTATTTCATCTTCCATGTCTTGCCAGAAAGCATCCCTGAACAACTGTTCGTGGTCCGCGGATAGTTTGGTATGAATAATTAGATCTTTATCTTTAGGAATCCAATCTTCCCAAAACTGTTTACGTTGATCTGACCATTGCCATTTGATCTCGCCTAGTTCAGGTCTAGCGTGAATGTAATACCCGAAGATTAGCGGTTCTTTGAACTTTGGTACTGTTTTTGGCATCTTTCTTCCCGAATATTTTTTCCCAGTTATCTTGGTATTGATTACCTTTTTCTGGTCTACGTTTACTTCCTTTACTCATCGTATTCCCTATAATACTCTACAATCGCTAAAATGTTCTTTGTGTAGCGTGTGATCTCTGCCATATTCATCGAAAGGTTTTCGTATTGTTGTGTAGTCAACGCATAGTATGCAACCGCAGGAGCTTTACCGTCTTTAACGAGTTGTAAGTATTCTTCCATGATCTCTGGAGTTAACACTTCAAATGTTACCTCGGTCGCTTGGATTTCCATGGGTAACGGTGGGTGGTACATCGGTGCTTGTAATGCGATCGTATTAACATCTATCGGTTTAGCTGTAGGTAATAACGAACAACCACTGACCGCGAACAACGCAATAATACTAAATTTTTTCAATCGGTCCTTCTTCATCCACTCGGCTCCTCCTCGCTGACCGTGGTCAACTCTACAAGATTATCTATTACTCGTTTAGTACCACGGTTAACCATCTTCTCAACAAGTTTAGGTTTGTTTAGTGCAAGGTTATCAAGATCGTGCTTAGCAAATGTGTTTCTTAATTTATTTACTTCACGAAGTGCGTTTTGTTTTTCGGCTTCTAACGTACCAAGACTCGCGGACAGCTGTTCTTGTTTGGCTAGGTATTGTTTGATGGATTCGTTTTGCTCGGATATTTTTGTTTCCAGGATTATCTGATTACCTTTGAGCGTGGATATTTGGTCTAATAAGAACCACGAACCCGCCAAAGATGCCGCCAATAGACCTCCAAGAACCAAGCTAAGTTTAAAACCCATCTCAAAAGTATAATCGTAAAAAATTTTTTCGCAAAATTTTTTCACTAGGGACTTATTTGTAAAGTAGTTGCAATTCTGAGGCTGAACCTAAGGAGCGGCGGAGGGTGAGGACGCTAGCGTAGGCGTAGGGGGTATAGGGGTGCGTTGTATGAGTATCTAGGGCTAGGGGTAGAGTAGATATGCAGGCACAAAAAAAGGGCTACTAATGTAGCCCTATGGTTAGTGAGTTAAATATTAGCTATTAAATACTAATACATCATTTAATGTAGCTAAGTCTAACTTAGTTGTCTTTACTAAGTTTTTAGTAGCCCCGTTACTATTATAGTAATGAGTAAAACATTCAGGTACTGATTGTTCATAACCACATCTATTCTCATCTTCCCATGCGTTACAAAAGTCTTGATAACTTATAACACCTGTAGATGAATTAGCACATAACTGAGCAATAATTCTAAGTAAGTGTCTAACCTGCTTAGAGCCACTAGCATTACGAGTAGTAGTGAAGCTATCTTTATTCTTAATAGAAATAGTATCAATACCCCCGCTACGCCCTTTGCCTGTATCAGTTGACATGTCATCTAACTCAGCTTTAGTAAACATAGCCTTTTTATTAGCTATGTTATTAATAGCTTGTTTAACTTCAGCATTGTTAGTGCTACCTTCTACATTCTGTTTCTTGGTTGTAGTAACCTCAGCTTTTTTAGCGTTTTTTATGTTATCCATATTGTTAATATTACTCTCATTAGGTTAGATGTCAATACTATAGGATAAATTAGTTTAATTAATTTATATAGGTTAGTTAGGCTAAAAAGATCTGATTAGCGTAGTTAGGTTATATAAGTTAGTTAGTTTAGTATTATATTTTTAAGAACGACGGACGGACGGACGGATTATATTTTTCCAGAGAGGGAGGGAGGGTGGGAAAGAGTAGGCGATAGATTGAGTGATAGAGTAGATTGAGTGATAGAGTAGAGCGATGGATAGAGTAGACCAGAGACGAGCACAAAAAAGGCGACCGAAGTCGCCCTTTGGAATCAGTCAATTAGTCTAGCTAACTGTTACGTATCCTTCTTCGATGAGTCTAGCTCTGTAATGAGTCCAGATATCAGCGGGTGTTTGTTTTGTTACACCTCCCGCTTTTTCCCAAGCACTTTCAGTAGAACCGTCAGTTCCGATTAACTCACCAACTGTAAGACTGTAGTCTTTCGCAGCAAGTAAAGCCCTGATAATGTATCCAGCTTGTGATGCAATCTTCACTTTCGGCGTAGCCACTAAAGTGATTACTTGGTTATAATTTGAAGACCCTCTTTGAGTCTCCGCTTTGTAGTTTTTATCTATTGTCATAATATTTCTCCTTTCTAATAGTGGGAACTACCCCGTTAATATACCAATATCATATCGCGGATTGGTACCAAAGTAAAGCAGTATAAAGAACAGAAGAGACTCGCTCCATCAATCAATCGTTGGTTGCAAAGTCTCCTTCTATAACGTTGGAATCCGTCGCTCGTTTCTTAATCAGTGTTTCGAGGCGAGTGAGTATGTCATCTTTTGACATCATATCAATTTTTGCAGTCAATATTTCACGTCTATCGATGTAGAGTCCACCTGCTTTCCCTCGATGGACCTCGGCTGTGATGGCAGCGGATATCTGTCCTTGGTCTTTAGCTTCTTCTCTGAGGTCGTGTAGAGTGGACAAGTGATTCTCTAGAGAAACTGCATCTCTTTCAGAAGCTGCTATTTCCAAGTCAATGAGATAGTTTCGTACAACAGGGTTATGGTTTAGTAATACACTGCCTTGTGTCTTCGCACCCTTCCTGTCCTTTGTATACCCTGCTTTTATCGCTGATTCAGTAGCTGTTTGACCTTTGAAATACTCTTTACAGAATCTTTTTTGTTTTGAGTTGAGCGGCTGCCAAATCTTACCCTTATCATCTATGAATGATTTACCGTCTTCGGTAGGCATGAGTGAAGTATATGTTAGCTGTTTCATCTTATCTCCTGGTGTGACAAATGATATTACTATATTATTATAAAATAATCTATTTTAATAGTTTTTCTCATGCCCTCTAGAGAATCTTACCATAGTTTCTAATAGACTAATAGAATTCTATTAGTTTTGAGAAACCAAAGAACAGAGTAACCAAGAGACTTGTAGATTGATTCTATTAGTTTATTAGAGATATTAGTACATTTGCAAAACTTTTTACAAAAACTTTTTTATTTTACCAGATAACAATACCAATAGATTTAATAGGGCATAAAAAACCCCCGCACGAGGCGAGGGTAAAGATAGCTTCTAGGGGTCTACCTTTTGTTATTGTTGCCAGTCCTCCCATTTAGCTAACCTAATAGTTATGCCTGTATCACCACCTTCTTCTGGCATTCTTATGGTAATGTAATTATATTTTTCTCCTCTGGCTACGTGGAAAACAAAATGTTCGTTGTTTTCTTCGTACCTACCTACTTCTTTGCCTAAGTCTAGGTCTTCAGGAAAATCACTAGCGTCGGCTCCTTCGTAGATTTCGCCGCCGTGTTTAAGTTCTATCCATAAGTGATTAAAAGTATTCTTATGTATATATGCATCAGGTTCTAATGTACTATTGTCACTCATGCTGTCCTCCCATGCTGTTCACT